CGTTTTGGTTGGATAGAGCCTTGGGGTGATGATGTAATTACTAACCTACTCAGTAATCCTGGATTTGAGAATGGTACTACTGGATGGGTGGGGTGGCAAGGTACTCCAACAAGTATTTCAGGTGGTATTTACCTTAACTGTTGTGAATTAACTCAACAAGCTGGAGTAACTGGTACTGATGTACAAGTAAATATGACAGACTTAACTCCAGGAAATACATATTCATTTGGTGGATATGTAAAATCTGGAACAGCAGGAAATGAATCTGGTGGTAATGTTGGTGCATGGGATACTGATGGCTCAATTGAAACTGATGATTTTACTTCATCAGAAAATTGGGAATTCTATCATTTTGATTTTACAGCAGTATATGCTAATACTTCAGTAGGTGGGTATAAGGGTTCAACTACTGAAGGAACTATTTTATTTGATGAATTTTCTTTAGTAGATATTACTACAAAACCTACTGAATTTCGTTTTGTTGAATCTCCTACTTATGAAGCAGCAGGAGGTGCGTATATTGTAATAAATATGAGTTTGGAGATTTTACCGTGAGTGTGTCTACAACTTTTAAACAAGCAGCTTATGCTCAAGAAACTGGTAGAGTAATAATTGCTTTGATTACAATAGACCATTCTTCTTTATTAGACCCTATTAGAATCTGTACTAATCCTACAGAACGACTTCAAGAATTTGAGAATGATATTATTTATGGAACTGTAAGTAGAGGAAATAACTATGTATTCTTACCTTTTAGTTTACAAATACCTTCAGATACAGATGAAGGTCCAGGAAACATGACTATTGAGTTTGATAATGTACATAGAACGTATACAGAAGCTATACGGTCAATATTTACTCCACCTACAGTAACAGTGGAATTAGTTTTAGATAGTGACCCTGATACAGTAGAAGTAAGTTGGCCTGAGTTTTTACTTACTGATATTACCTATAATGCTCTTACAATTCAGGGTACTTTATCTTTAGAGTTATTGGATAGAGAACCATTTCCCTCTGGTACTTTTAATCCTAGTTCATTTCCAGGATTATTTTAATGTGGTCAGATGAGTATATAGATATACCTTTTAGATTCAATGGAAGAACTAAAGAAGGATGTGATTGTTGGGGGTTAGTGAAACTGATTTATAAAGAGAAATTAGATATAGATTTACTAGATTATACAGGAACATATTGGGATGGTTCAATTACATCATTAAAAGAAGTAGCAAGACTGATGAAGCGAGAAAAAGATAAATGGCAAGAAGTTTCTGAACCGGAACCATACGATGTTGTTTTATTGAGAGTTGGTGGTATTGTTGGTCATATAGGTGTAGTTCTTGATAAGTTAAGAATGATACATGTAACAGAAGGTATTAATAGTTGTGTTGAGAATTATAAAAGTAGATTATGGAAAGACCGAATAGCTGGTTTTTATAGAAGGAATTAAAGTGATTATTACTCCATCAGATTCTAGAAAAGTTACTATGTCTCCTTTATTCTTTAAAAAACCTCAATTTGTACAGGTTCCTAAAGGTATTACTATAAAAGAGATAGTAGACTTAATGTATGATAGAAATTCTATTCCTTATAATGAAAGGAATTACCAAACTATCTTAGTAGAAGTAGATGGTGTACCTATATCTTTTGATAAATGGGAGAGAGTACCTTCAGTAGACCAACATGTTTTAGTATCATTTCTATTACATGGTGGTTCTGGTAATGCTCAAAAAGATATAGGTAGAGCTATGATGATGTTAGCTGTAGTAGTATTATCTATCTATACTGGTGGAGCTGCTGCTGGTGCAATGGGATTTACTGCTGGTACTGGTGCTGCTGGTGCTGCATATTCTGCGGTAGCGGGAGGAATAGCTGCTGTAACTGCAACAGCAGGTATGATGTTAGTTAATGCTATTGTTCCTTTACCAAAACAGCATGAACCTACTAGTAGTAGAAATGAAGAATCTTATGGCATTACTGGAATGTCAAACTCAGCTAATCCATGGGGTCCTATACCAGTAATACTTGGTACACATAAGATATACCCTCTTTATGGTTCATTCCCTTATACAGAACTCGTAGGTAATGATGAATACTTACGTTCATTATTTGTCTACGGTTATGGACCTGTAACTATTACAGAAATTAAGATTGGTGAGAGTGATATAAGTCTCTATGAAGATGTTGAAATAGAAACTAGGGAGGGTAGAAGTACTGATGCTGATATTACTTTAATTCCACAGACTGTAATACAAGAATCTATACAAATTAGATTAAAGTCTGGTGATGATGCTATTACTAGAAAAGTTAAGGGTACAGATACAGATGGGGCAGATGAGATTGGTATAAATATAATATTTCCTCAAGGTCTTTACCAAATGGTGGAGGACTCTAGAGCAAAAATGGATGCTATAGTGGAGGTATGGTATCAAGAAGAGGGTGCAGGATCATGGACACATGTTGATGGAATATTTCCAACATCTTGTAATGATGAAGAAGAAACCCATCATACATTTTATTGGAATGATAGAACTACTAAACCCCTAAGACTTGGTATAACTTGGACTGTAGATAGTACAAAAACTTATTATGTAAAAGTACAGAAGACATGGCATGAAGCAAAGTATGAAGATAAACCAAATTATGCTCAATATTGTCAATGGGAGTATACTAAAACTATACTTCATGAACAACCTGTAAGTTTTTCTCAACCATTAGCTATGACAGGTTTAAAGATTAAAGCTACTGAGCAACTAAATGGGATCATTGATGATTTAAATGCAACGGTATCTTCCTATGCTACAATATGGGATGGTTCATCATGGACTGGAGAAGCTGTTACTAATAACCCTGCTGCTTTATTTCGTATGGTCTTAATGCATCCTGCTAATGTTAAAGCAAGAGAAGCAACCCAAATAGATGATACTGGTCTTGGAGAATGGTATGAATTCTGTACAATAAATACCTATGCCTTTAACCAGATAAGAGATTCTAAATCTTCTGTATGGGAGTGTCTAGCTGATATAGCTGCTGCTGGTAGAGCTTCACCATCAATTATAGATGGTGTATGGGGAGTTGTAGTAGATTCATCTGATAAAGAAACTGTTCAACATATTACACCTAGAAATAGTTGGGGGTTTTCTTCATCTAAAAAGTTATATGACCCTCCTCATGGATTTAGAGTAAAGTTTAAAAATGAATTAAATAATTATGAAGATGATGAAAGAATTGTTTTAGATGATGATTACCAGATTAATGGCTATGATGCTTTTGGTATATTTGTAGGAACAGCAACTGTTTTACCAGCAACTATATTTGAGTCGGTTGAATTTCCTGGTATAACTCATCCTAATTTAGTTCATAAATTTGCTAGATACTACATGGCAGCAGCACGATTACGCCCTGAAGTTTATACATTAAGCATGGATTTTGAACATCTAGTGTGTAAAAGGGGTGATAAAGTCCTTGTTGCTCATGATGTACCAATGTGGGGAACTAAATGGGGAAGAATAAAATCTCTTATTACTGAATCAATAACTACTGAAACTGGTGGTGGTGTTTTTGAAGATGGTTCTTCTGGAATTAGTTGGGAAGATACTGAAGATGCTACATGGGATAAGGGTGCAGCTACAAATAAAGTAATGGGTGTTGTTCTAGATGAAAAATTTGATATTACTTCCTCTTCTCAATATGTAATGAGAGTTAGAAGAAGTGATAATAATAATAGTCAACTTATTAATCTTACCTCTATGGCAATTGGAACCTATAATACTGCTTTGTTTGAAACTACACTAGATCCAGATGATGCATTGGTTCCACTGGTTGGAGATTTAGTTATTATTGGGGAACTTTCTCAAGAAACAAATGAATGCTTAGTAAAATCTATTCATGCAGAAAATGACTTAAATGCAAAGTTAGAACTTGTAGATTTTGCAGATGAAATTTATGACGCTGATGTTGGGGAAATACCAGAGTTTAATCCAAATATAACAAGAGTACCGGAAATAAGTATGATAGTTCCTGCTGTACCAATAATCTATTCAATTCAATCTGGAACTGATTGTATGGAAATTGGAGTGGGGGGAAGACTTGCTCCAAGAATATTTGTAACTTGTGGTGTTGGACTTACTGATACAAGAATTCAGAAGTTTGAAGTTAGATATAGATTACTTGGTGACTCAAGGTGGTCATTTACTGAGTGTAATGTTCAAGACCCAACAGCGATATGTACTTATGTTGAGGAGGGAGAAACATATGAAATAGTTGCAAGAAGTATAAGTATATATGGAGTATATTCAGCATGGACAGATATTATAAAGCATACCGTTGTGGGGCAATCAGAGTTACCAGATAATGTAACAAGATTTACTTGCAATATTATAGGTAGCGAAGCATACCTTTCTTGGTATCCAATAAATGACTTAGATTTAAGTCATTATAGGATAAGATGGTCCCCACTTACTAGTGGGGCTTTATGGCCTGATGCAATAGATATAGTTGCAAAAGTAGCTAAACCTTCTTCATCTATAACAGTTCCAGCTATGTTAGGTTCATACCTTATCAAAGCAGTAGACTATAAAGGAAATGAAAGTGCAAATGCTACAATAGCCTTATCTAGTATTATAAGAATTCCAGGATTTACTAATGCAGTAACTATTTCTCAACCTGCATGGTCCGGAACTGGTAGTGATACTGAGTATGATGCAGGTATTGATGGTATTATCCTATCTTACACAACAACTGGAGATAACATTATAGAAAATGGAGAAGATTTCACTGGAGATCCTATTGATGATTGGACAGTCTTTGACTCCACAATTGCTTCAGTAAGTGGTGGATATTCTGGAAACTGCCTTAAAGTTACTAAAGTAAGTGGAACAACACAGGGAGCTTCACAATTAATTAGTCCCTTAACATTTGAAAAATCTTACATTCTTTCTGCGAGAGTTAAGAGTGGTACTTCTGGTGATGAAGCTTTTGGTATATACCTTCAAGAAGATGGTGTAGCAAATAGAGAGACTATTGATGGTGTTACATCAAATGATTGGGTTAAATACACTCTTGCTTTTAGAGCAAATGAAACTATAAATAAAATAACTTTGATTAAAGGAACTTCTACAGCAGGAACAATGCTTTTTGATTCAATTGAACTATATGAAAACTTAGTTTCTAATGGTGATGATTGGACAGGTGGAGATCCAAACTGTGCTGCTCTTTATAACTTTGAAAGTGGATACTTACTTACTGATAGTAAGTCTACTAATGATTTATATGCTTCAGCAAGTACCCCAACACTATGTACAACAGATTATATGGAGGGTACTGCTTGTGCAGATTTTGAGTTAGATAGTACTCAATACTTCTATAGAAATGATGCAGATTTGGCTTCAGACTTCCCTTTTAAATCTGGTACAACAAATAATAGAATAAGTATTTGTGCTTGGTTTAAACCTGAATCTTTTGCCACAGGTTCAAATATAAATAGTATTGTTAGTAAGTATAATACAGGGTCTAATAGGAGAAGTTTTAGTGTAAGAGTATTTGAATATAGTAGTGGAGTAAATAGAGCAGAATTAATAATTGGTCATACTGATGGAACAGGGTATGAAAGATTACAACATGGATCTAATCTAACTCTTGATACTTGGTACCACATAACAGCAACATTTGATAATACTAATATGTCTTACTCATTAAGATTAAAAGATGAGACTGGAAATACTTTAGGAAGTGATGTTGCAGCCATAGCTTTACATACTATAAGTTTTACAACAGAACCTTTTAGAATAGGTATTCAATACAATGGAACTTCTTTCTATTCTGGTTCAAGATTTGATGGACTTATTGATGAAGTTGCTATATTTAGTGATATTATTTCTTCATCAGAAGCAACTAATATTGCACTAGGTACTTATGAAGCTGGTGGGGAAGTTACAGGTTGGGCAACTACTGATTGTACTCTTAGTTCAATAGCTGGTGGGGTTGTTGGAAACTGTTTAGAACTTACTAGTACTGGTGGTAACTTTCAGTATGCTTCATTTCCAGTTACCTTAGAAATAGGAACTGCTTATAGATTATCTGGATACACAAAATCTGGTTCAGCAGGTAATGATGATTTTGTACTTCTTGCCTATGATAATGATAATAGTTCTCATATGGTAGATATTACAGGAGTATCTTCTACTACTTGGGTAAAATCTACAGGGGATTTTATTGCTACAGGGGAAGATTGTTCAGTTGGGTTATATAAGAATACCACCCATGCAGCAAGTCCTGGAACAATGTTATTTGATGAGATTACCCTTGAAGAAGTAGAGCTAGTTAAGGAAGGATATTACCTCTTATCAAATGTAGCAGATTTGGAGGGAGTATATACAGCTAGAATATCTGCTTCTCTTTCTACAAGTGCAGTTAATATGTTTACCGATTTATATGATATGGGGAATTTATATGCTCTTACAAACCTATATGATGTTTCTACTGGTGAATGTGGAATTGAATTAGAGATTAGAACAACAAGTGATGATCCAGATGGTACTCCAACATGGTCAGATTGGACACCAGTAATTATAGGTGATTTTACAGCTAGAGCATTTCAATTTCGTTTACATCTTTGGAGTAATGATACAGCCGTTACTCCTATTTTAGTTTCAGTTGATGCTTATGTAGACTTAGCAGATAGAACATGTGGATTTGACCAGATAATAAGTTCTGGTGGGGAAACTGTAACATATCAATATCCCTTCTATGCTATCCCTAGTATTAGTCTTAGTATTATGAATGGGGCATCTACAGACACATATGCAATAACCAGTCCAACTAGGTCAAGTTTCTTTATCAATTTTGGAACTGGCTTAACAAGAACAATATCTGGTATTGCAAAGGGATATGGACTTGAAGAAATCTAGGTTTAGAAGTATGGAGGTTTAAAATGTCACAAGTAACAGAATATGTAATTCCAGATTCACCACTAACTATGGCTACACTACAAACAACTCTTGAAGAATTATTTGCTGCTGCTTCTTCAGCTAATAGAGGAAGTACTGCACCATCAAATCCTTTTGAAGGTATGTTTTGGTGGGATTCAAGTACAAGTACAGAAATATTGAAAAGATATACTGTAGCTGCTGGATGGGTAACTATAATATCTATTAATATTACTACAGGAGTTATGACAATATCTGGGTATGTTTTAAGTAGCTTATATGATGCTAATACAATTTTAGCAGCTACTACAGATAATACTCCTGTTGCAATAACTGTAGCTGAACAAACTATTATAGGTAGAAAAACTGGTGGTAATATAACTGCCCTTACTGCTGCTGAAGTAAATACTATTCTTGGTGGGTCTGTATTACCCTGGGTATTAATGACAGATGTGAAAGCTGAAGGAGTTCAAGGTGGAACAGCTTTAGCAACTACAGAAAATGTTCGTGTTTTAAATACAATAACTGGTGTTGAGGGAGATGGAGACCAAACATGGTGTATTTTAGGAACACCAACAGCTAATGCATTTACCCTTGCTGTAGGAACATACTTTATTGATGCTTCCTCACCAGTCTACTACGTTCATGCAAATCATTGTGCTTTAAAGAACTCAACCACCTCTGCAATAGTACTAAGAGGTACTTCAGAATATGCTTATACAGGACAAGCAGTTAGAAGTTTTCTAAGAGGATTTTTTACTGTTACAAATGCTACT